TGACGATGCGAACGTTAAAAGTGTTCGACGGTTGCGGATTCGGCAGAGTGTAAGAGCATGCAGATCCGCAGTTCATCACCACAAGCTTTCCGCTGTCGGAAGTGCTTGCCACTTGTGAAGATGTATACGTGACGGTCCCGCCGGATCCCGCGCCACCGCATGCGCCGCCGGCGTCGACCGTGTTGCCGTTGGCGTCAAATTTTACGCAATCGTTTGTCGTCGTCGTACCGGTTGAAAGCTGGACTTTTGCCCCGTTGCCCTGGACCGTTGCGCTTACCAGTTGCCGACTCGCATTCGTTCCGAGAACCGTTGCAGACAGAGGAACCGCGGCGCCGTTTACCTGATTCGCATTGACGATGCCTCCCGCAACGCCCTGCAATGTTGGCGTGGAGGCGTTATCAGTGATTTCAATTCCGGCCGAACCGTGAAAGAAAGAAGCAAGCCGCGCCCTGTCACCCTGGCCGCCAACGCCGAAATAGGCCGAGCTATCGCAGCCAATTCCGTTATCTTCGACGCAGAGCATTACGTCAGTTGGTGCAGTGTTCACGATGTCGACGTTAGGCGCCGACGGTGAGCCGTTGCCATTGAAAGAAAGCTGAAACCCAGGTATTGAGCCAGGTTGCCCGCTGTACGAAAACGCCAGCGTGTGAGATCCCATCGAAAACGTTTTATTCGCTGTCGGATCCCCCACCTGATTAAGCGTAGGAGTGCCCGCCGGTGTGCTACACGTCCAAGATCCGGCCGAGGCGCCTTTTAATAGCTGCTGGCCGTTGGTGCAAGATCCGGTGCCCGCGGAGCCAGGTTCAAACACCGCCGGACCGCCAAACGCCGCACCGTTAGGACTGAAAACAAGAACGCCGCCCGCGGCCGCCGGCGCAAACGCCAAATACGAATTGCTTGCGATCGGACTTGGAAGCACAGAAGGTAGAACCGAGAACACGCCCCACGGACCGGTGCCGATAAAAGACACGCCCGTTACAGTGCCATTCACCGTCAGATTGCTCGAGGAAAAACAAACGTTTGTGTCGTACTGAGGAAGGCCCGACCCGCTGGCAATATCAAACATGCACCCGGCCGTGCCCGGCGCAAGCCAGTTTAGAAACGTCGCGCCCGATGCCACGAAAGGCACCTGGCCGGCCGCCGGCGCACCGTTATTCAATCCGCCCAGGTACAGAATTCCACTTGTGACGTTGCCGACGTTCGTAACCGTTGGACCGGGATAGGTTCCGCCCAGATCCCCGCTTGCAGCCGTCACCGAAGTAACCGGAGTGCCGCCGTTGATGCTGGTAGCCGTCGCGACTCCAAGGCTAGGTGTGACCAGGTTTGCGCTTGTGATTGTCGGCCCCGTCGCGAGGACCGCGTTACCGGATCCTGTTGCGTTGATGCCCTGGACCGCCGTACCCGAAGTAAATTGAGCGATCTGACCGCCCGATGCCGTGCCCACCGTTGCGCACGTGCTACACGTCAACGTAATCGAGGATCCCAGAGCAGGAGAGGCGCCGCCACCCAAAGGCGACGTTGTATTGATCGTAATTGTTGAATTCGCCAGGAACGCATTCGACGCGGTACCGGTAAAACCGAGCTGGACGTTTCCCCCGGTTGTGTTCGTCGCCGTGAGAGTAATGCCGTTCGTCGCCGCGGAGTTTAAAAGGTTAAGCGCCGCTTGACTGGCATTGTTTACGCCGTTCGTCTGTGTCGTGAGTGCGGATCCGGCGTTTCCGCACGCATAGCCGGCGCCGTTCGAAATCTGAGTTTGACCGAGAGGACAGGCGCCCAGAGCAACCGTGACCGCACCCGATGCACCGCCGCCCGTAATGCCGGCGCCAGGATTGACCGCGGTAATCGTTCCGGATCCCGATGCCGCCAGGTCGACCAGGAGAGAGCCACCCTGATAAATAATCGGATGACTCACGCCCGCGCTAATCGGGACGTTGCGCAGACTGAGCTGCAGAGCCGCTATATTGACCGGCGCAACCGTGTAAGAGCTCAGAGAATTCGATTGATCGTTTACCGTGCCCGTTTGAGCCGTCGCCACCGCGCAGTTGCACGCCCCACTTGGAGGTATCGCGCTGGTAGTGCGCAAGACGTCGACCGAGAGCATTTCGCCCGATATCGCCGGCGTGATTTTCACGTAATTCGAGCCGGACAAGGAATTAGGCGCGCGCAGAGCAATGAACGGGCCGGCCGGCGAGCTTGGACCGATCAGGTAGTTTGCGACAACCCAATAATAGAAAGTGCTATTGCCAGGATTCCCAACCGTGGAGATCTGAGCCGAACTGACCGGAGGAGTGTTTACCTGTAGCGGCAACTCAAGAGAGGATGCCGTAACAGATGGCGGCCCCTGGCCCCAAGCCGATGCCGCGAGCAAGACAGTTAGAACCGCTGTTAAGAGTTTCCGCATAGAGCTCCCTACTTGCCGGCGACCGTCCAGTTAGTCCCGTCGCAATAAGCCAAAACATGATTGGTTCCGCCGTTGGCGATCGTCGCGCCCCACACGGCCGTGTTGCTGTCTGAGACCGCGTTGATGGTGCCCTCGAATGCGGACGCGCATGCCGGCAACGTCGCGAAAGCGACCGCCCGGTTTTGCATGCCGCCGGCAACGACTACGATGCCGTGCGCATCAGGATTCCCGCCCCCGCCGGCCGTTTGATCCTCGACTAAAATGCCGTAATTGTGCGTCAGAGTGCCGCCACCGTTGAACGTTGGCGCCAGGACGTGCACGCCGTAGTTATTCGTATTGGTGACGCCGCCGGCGACCCAGGTAACGAAAACGCCGCCCTCGTTGTTGGCCAGCGTGGTAATGCCGTCATTGAACGCAAAACCGTAGACGCCGCGGCAAGATGTCATTGTGACGGTAATTGCCGGCACACACTCGCCATAGACGCCGATGCTATTCGCCTCGTTTTGCGCCGGCGAAGTAATGCCGGCGACACCAATGCCAAGGCTTATCGCGGATCCCGCGTTGACGTTCGAAAACAGGCCGGCGATCGTGGTACCGGTAGGCCCGGCGCCCGTTTGCATATTCGAGAAAACGCCCTGGCAGCCCTGATTAGTGTTGACGATTGGAAACGTCCCGACCGATGCCGTGCAGCCGGCCGTTGAACCCGATACCACCTGCAACGCGGACACGCCCACAAGTGTGCCCGTCGCAATGTTGTTTCCAATCGAGTCTGTTAGATCTGAATTGCCGATCGTCGCGCCGGCCGTAAACATCGCGATCTTACCGTTTGTGCCACTGCCGCCGATCGAGCCCGAGCCCACCGCGGACAGATCCGTGATGAGTGTGCCCGCCTCATTGCGCAAAAGCAGATGCGAGGCACCGGACCCGGTTACCTCGTTTGTGAGCCAGAGCCGGAAAGAATTCGGATTCACCAAACTGACGGTGTACGAATTCAAGGAAGAAGATTGAAAGAGCACGACCGCGGAACTTTGCCCGGTTGCAATGGCGCAGTTGCAAGCGCCCGACGGTTGCAACGCCGTTTGTGTTGCCAGGATGTCGACGGTCACGCCCGAGGCGCTAGGGTAAAACGGATAAATCGCGACGTAGTTTGAACCCGAAAGGACATCCGGCGCATTGGTCACGACGCCCAGGAGCGACATAACCGAACCCTCTTGATAGTTCGCAACGCCCCAGATGTACCAAAGCCCGCGGCCGGCCGTGCCAACGACCTGCAACGTTGCGCCCTGTATCGGCACCGCGTTAAGCCCATAAACCGGGAAGCCGAGCCGTGATGTCTGAATCGTTGGCGCCGCCGGCGGATTCTGAGCCCACGCCAACGAGCAAAGCAACATCAAAAGTGCAATGCCTTTTCTCATTGCTGCACACTCGCCCAGGAGAAATTAACTTGCGCCGTTGCCGAGGAATTATTCAGAACACAAATAAAACCGCCAGGCGCCCGAATTGAAAAACCCGCTTGATTCACAAATTGAGGCGTACTCGCTAAGGTGTCTAATTGCCATTTCGCGGCATAGCCGGCGCAGGCATTACTAGTGCCATAACCGACTGTGACCGTGCCCGCGGCCGTTGCGCCGTTGAAACTGATAGAAAACCCGCAAATGTAAACGGTGTCCCCGCTGTTAATCGGGCTTATCGTGGTAAATGCGGCAGATCCCGTCGAAGAAATGCTGGCAGAAGTGTTTTGATCACACGTCACCGGAGCGCCCGGCCCGTTACTTGTCAGAGCTGCCGGCGTGAAAGAGATTGGCCCAGAAACCGCGGAATACCATGCGCTAACGTTCTCCCCGACTCCGGTAGACGAAAACGTTGCCGTCGCGCGCAAGTTTGGCCAATAGCCCGGCGCCGTCAAGCTGTGGCAATTCGAATCAACGCTATACGTCGCCTTTGTCAACGTGTAGTAAGTGCTTGAACCTTGAGGAGCCCATTCGAGCGCGATCGTTCCAGAAAAAAGATTGTTGCAAACAAAAAGAACGTTTAGCCCCTGGCCGATGTCCTTAAAAACCTTGCTCGAGGTTGTGTTCGTAATCGCGTTGAATACCGGACTCTGTTGCGCCAGGATCCCGACCGTTCCATTAGTTTGGGCATGCGTGCAAGCGCATAGAGCAACAATGATCAGAAACACCACGGCCGCCAGCGCGACGGCCTTGGAAAAGCCTTGTCCCGCGTGATCTTCTTTCATTTTGTGATTACCCCCCGGCAGGTGAAATCGCTTCAGCTATGGGATACGTCCAACCGTCGAAGCTTGCGGCTGTAGATTGCCCCAGGCCCATCCCAGGATTCGGCGTACCGTCAGGCAGGAGCGCAGGACACTCAACCGTGACGGTATAAATATCGTTTTCGACACCCACCAAAACAAGAGGCTTCGGACTCGCATACGTGCCGTATTGCGCGTTAAGCGCATTTAGTCCGCGAATGCCGGCGCCGTTTTTCAAAACGCGCCAGATCACCATACCGGTAAAATCCGGAGAGTTTCCGCCAACATGCACGATCGACATAGAACGGATGACAGACATCAGCCCGACCGAAACAACGTAAGAAATCACAGTCACCGCGGCCGCGCCCACCGCCGGATAAGGGACTGATGCGTTTTGAGGCGTGATTGTGAACGGAGAGTTATCGGCCGGCGGATTGAAGAAAGACAGATCCGGATGAATGTAAGGCGCCGCAGTGTCGACGGCCCGCGCGCGCGCATCAAGTGCGTACTTCTGGAGAGGCGTAAAATTCGAATACTCGAGGTTCGGCAGGAGCGGCCGCCGCGGACCGCGAGACAAGGAAACGTTGTCACCTAATCTTCGAATCATGCCGCCCCCTGATACTTCGCGATTCTGGCCAGAACTTCGCGGCCGTACTCTAAATTCCCGCCGCCGTTGTAGTGCAACAGTGCTTTTTCCGGATCCGGCGACAACCGGAAACATTCCGCGAGCTTTTTACAGCCGTACTCAAGGTTTGCATCAGGATCCGCGAGCTCGAGAAGTGAGGATCCGGAAAAACCGTGCTCCCGCGCGACCTGGCCCATAATCTGCATTAGACCGAAACTGGTAGCACGAAAACTTTTCTCGCAATCAGTCAGCCCCCGCATGCCTTCGATGTAGCGAGCAAAGAAAGCAGGTTCGTACCGAACCGCGGCCCAATACCAACCGCTTTCCTGCTCAATCACCGCGCAAACCGTCGCGAGATCTAACCCGTACTTATCGGCATACGGTTTCACGAATGCCGTTTTCTCCGCGACTGTCGGAAATTCCCGCATTTACTCAGAAATTTCGATTAAATCGGTATCAGCTGCCTCAGCCAGATCCGCGCCGGTTGCTTCAATCTGCTCGACAATGGCCGCGCACACTTTCGGATCCGTCACGTGCACTTTCACGTGCTTCGTGTGGAGACCATCAGTAGTCTCGAGAATAGAGAGCTGTACCTCTAATCCCTTGACCGTTTCTTTTTTGGCGCCGGCGACCGGCGCCGGTCCCGCAGTTTTCACTTGAGCCATTTTTCCCACCTATCTCCTAAGAGAATTCGCCACCGTACAAAACAATTTGAGCGTTGAGATTAGACCCGGTTAGGTTCTGAATCTCCACCTGCAAAGAATCACCCGCGATGACCAGTTGCGGCCGGCGCAACAAGTACGGCCGTTTTGCGGATCCGGCGCATTCTGTATCTGAAACATCTTTGTTGAACCAGGTGATCTGCTTCCCCTCATGCGAGTGCAAGATATTGAACAGGTACGCCGGCGACGGCCCGGCATCACCGCTTGCAGCAAATGAGCTTGTGCCAACAATGCCCCACACAAGAAAATTAGCTTTGATCACCAAGTTTGTATCTTGCGCCGCAAACGGCGCCAGGGTCAGAGCCGGATTGTTAAAACCGAAATCAAAGGTTTTCGCGCGGAGTGTCATCCCGGTAATCGGCAGATCCCGCAAGCCGGCCAGGAAATACCGATTCAGCAATTTGCGTTGCCCGAACAGATACGGACTAACCATTTCCAGCCGGTTAGCCGAGCCCGTCAATGATCGAACCAGGAAATTAGTTGGCCGCATCCGGTTTTCGCCTCTGAATCACCACGGCCGGCGGATTATGTTTCACCGTCAATTTATAGCCGGCCGCGCTTAAAACATCGTCCAACCGCTCGAGCTCCCCGAGGTCCGCGGTAGAAATCAAAGCGACTTCGCGCCCCGCACGCTCGAGATGCACAAGAAACGACACCCGCAACCCCGCCGCCGCGGTTAACTCTGACCGTCTGTTAGTTCAACGCCGATGAAGCCCAGACGCACGGTGTTTTGCACGTTGTAAGGCACAGTTGCGTTTGCAGCCGCATAAGCAACCGCCAGGGTCAGATGTCCGTTACCTGGCACAGCCGCGATCGAGTACGCCACGCCGTTCAACAGAATTGTCTGACCGACCCAAGAGTTTCCAGTTGGGAACGCTGTACCGGATGCAAAAACAACATCAGTTGACGCATTGGTGACGGTTGCAGTACCGAACCCGCCGCCCAGATCGGTCACAGTTGCGAGGATGTTTGCTTGCTTATTGAAAACGAACGGTGTGAGCAAAGGCATGGGGTTTTTTGCATCGCCCCAAAGGTTCGCTGAGTGCACCGGTTGATTTGAAAACGGCCGTTGATCCCTAGAATCGGAGATTTGTGCGGCAAACGGGAAAGTAAATACCGCCGTCGCCATCATCCAGCGAAACGAACGATTCAAGACCTGGACGCTTTGAGCCGTCAACGTCTGTTGACCGTTGAGCACGATAGGCCCGAGCTCGTAAGTAAAATAACGCCCCGGATCGTATTGCTCCCCGGTACCGTCGCACATCGGACACACTTGAGTGCCCGCCGGCCCGTTCACCATCTTGTTGCCGTAGCACGTGGAACATGCTCGAGCCATAATCTTAGATTCACCCTTTCGGAGAGTTGCGCGCCCATTCGCCGGCGCCCCTTGAGAGGCGCCAGCGAACAGACCACCGAGAAAACCAAACCAGCAACGAAACGCCAGGCCGAACTACTGGACCTGTCGAGTCAGGATGCCGTCAAGATGAATCGCGATCGTTGTACCAACGCCGGCCGGATTCGTGGTGTTGGCCGCGAAGTTGAATGCAACGTTTGGCTGCAACGTGACGTTGAAGTTTTCGCCGTATCCGATAATGATCGGTTTCGACAAGGTGTAGACCGCGCGAGGATCCGGCACGCCGTTCGAAGTGGAGAACAGCGGAGCCGAGCCCGCGGGAGCCGTGCCCACCTGAGCCGCGGCCGTCACGAATGCGCCCATGCCGGCCGTCAGAACGGCCAATGGGCATTGAAAAAACGGTTTCAGCCCGACCGTGAGAGTGAAACTCACGTTCGTCAGCAGGTTGACCAGATCGGCCGGCACGGTGTTGTTTGCGATGTAGACTTTCAACGCCGTGATCGTGAGAGTTTGCGGGAAAGGCAGTTGTCCGCCCTGGCCCTGCAAGTTCGTCGCGTTCAGGAGTTTCGTTCCGGAAATCGGCGTCTGGAAGAAAACCGTGGTGGCCATTGCCGCGGACTGCGCAAAACTGGCCGTGTCGTAATACGTCCAATCGATGATATCGATTTGACCCGGCACGCCAGGGTTCTGCGAGCTGCACCGCGGGAACTGCTTACCGAGCCCGCGCTTCGAAAAACGTTCGCGCGTGCGGGCATTGCGTTCAATCGCTTCGGCAGACAACCGCGCGATTAAATCGCGATCGGCCAGGGATACCGAAGCTTGAGAGTTGAGGCGTTTCATACTCGTTTGTCTCCTCGAGAGAACTTAAAGAATTTTCAAAACTCGAAAACCGGACCGCGGGAAAACCGCGGCCCGGCGTCAACGAAAAACGTTTCGACCAGGCCGCCCGAACTAGGCGCGCGGCATGCTGCGAGGACTGCGCCCGACAGCGGGAGCACCAGCGCCGGCGCCGGCGGGAGCTGCCGCCAACGCGGGAGCACCGTAGGACCAGCCTGGGACCGGATACGTACCGGCCGCATATTCGCCCAGAGATCCGGCGAAGTCAGGATCCCCCAGGTAGCCGGACATCGACGCGGGCGAAGATCCGGAAACCTGCTCTTGGAAGATTCGCAGAGTGACCGCGGACAATCCGCCGACCACAACGCCGGTTGCCACGTCGCGACCAAGGAACTTCGCGGAAGCCCAACCCAGAGCGACCGACACGCCGGCCATAACCGCATAGCCGGTCATTCCGTTGTTTTTGTCGCCCAAAATTGCCTGAGTTGCGTACTTCGTCGCGAGAGTGCCGGCGGCCCCGCCGAGTGCCAGCTTGATCAGTTCGTTTGCGCCGAATCCGCCAATGTTCGGATTGCGACGGTGACCCCGACGCATCGAGCGCCGACGGCCAGCACGTTTCGAGAAGAAGGGATTGTGACGACGCGACCGACGCGCCGAACTACGACGCGCCCGACGACGAGAACGATGTTTCTTTGGATTTGCCATAAGGTAGAGCACTCCAGGGTTTTTTGTTCGCCGCGAACGCCGGCGCGATTTGTGAGGATTCGAAATTCGAAGCCTTCGAACGTTTGGCATGAAAGCCCCTCGAAAAAACTTTTTTTGGGTGGAGTGCTGCGAACCAGGCGGGAGGACTAAAAAACAAATTCCCACGCGAGGACTTTTCGCAGTGGGAGACTTTGAAGCACGGTGGAAATTGTCAAAGGCATAATGGCAGACTCGCCGGCGTTTTGCAATAGTTACTTTCGTTCACGCATCAAAAGCCCGAGCAAGTAACCAGCCAAGAAAGCAATCGTAATTTCAACCGGTACAGTCATTTCATTGCAGATCGACCAGCCTTTTGCATCCGGCGCAAATTGCTAAATTTAACAAACGGTAGGGATACACGGGTTTATTAGGTTCAGGAATCAAGCAACGCGCCTCAACGAAATCGATACTGTGGCACCTGTTGCAGCATCGATGCTGCAAAGATCTCCCAAACCAAATTTGCATAACGTCTAATTGCTGCCCTTCGAGATAATCAAACTTCATTTCACAAACCCCGCGGCGATTGACCCAAGTTTAGCGCCCACGTCAAGCAATCCCATTCCAATCCGTTTCGCCAGGCTAGGCGGCCGAGTGAGTTGATGCACTTTCGTTTCGATGTCCGCGGTTGCTTTCTCGAGATGTTCTGTAGCTTGCGCCGTGTGATCACTGGCCGCGGCAACGCCGGCGGCCGCTCGATTCAGGTTTTCCGCCATCTGAGCTATTTGCGGATCCCTCAAACGCGCGTCCAAGGAATCGCCGGCATGCTGCAACGACGCGAGCGCACCGCCGGCGGCCGTGCCCGTCGCCGTAACCTGGCCGTCGATTGTCGGAATCATGTGATCGTTAACGCTGCGATCGAGCCGCGCCGCGAGCTGCCGGATATCGCGCATTGCATCGGCCGTCTGTTGCGAAGTTTTCAGCCAATAGGCCCGCTGTTCCTGGCCGGCGGCCGATAATTGTTTCGCGGATACCTGGACATCTTGAACCACGGTGCGCAGATCTCCCACCGCGCCGTCAGCATCAGCCAACACGACATCGAGTAAACCATCCGTGCGCCGGATATCCGCGATTGTCCGGTGTACGTCGACCGTCAGAACGATTACCGCGGCAATGATGACCGCGAGCAAAACACAGACGAGAATGTTTTTCACGTGCGCCCCTCAACAAAAAAATCCGGCCAGCAATGACGCCGGCCGGACCGAACGAAGAAGAATAGGGACAATCGGGACTTGCGGAATCGATATTAGCTCGAAACCGGCGCCGGCGTAGGATTATTTTGCGGAAGTGAAGCACCGCCGCTGATAACCGCGGACTTCGATTTCAGCAAGCCCACAACAAGCTCGATTCCCAGATTGATCGTGTGATCCGCCAGGTTGACGCCCGACGTTTTGAGATCCGCAAGGATGTGTTGAAATGCGGCCGCGCGCTTTTGATCACCGGTAGCCGGCACGTTGTCGACCTGCAACGACTCAACCGCGGTAATCCCATCGGTGAAAATCTGCAAAACGTCTTGCTTGAAAATGGCTGAGACATCCTCCTCCATTTTCGTGACTGCATCCTGGCCGAAAATCTTGACTAAGATACTTTGCGCGCTATGCGCAACGCCCTCAATCATGTGCAGAGCTCGAGAAAAAATGTTCATTGTTAGCGCCCCTCGAAGCGTATCGGATTTACGGTTGTGCACCGCTGAAAAGAATGCTACACCGCCGGCGGAGCCGGTCCCGTCTTTTGTGCCTGTAGGTACGCTTTAATTAAACACACCAGTTCGTCGCTTGAGCTCGTCGCCTTAAACCAGCCGTGAGTTATAGCGAACTGAGTCAGCCAGTGCCAGGCGCCCGAAAGAATTGTCGTTAGCGTCAGGCCGGTAATAACCAAAGTGCCGGCCGCGTGCGTGTATTGTGCGTGGATCCCGAGAGCCGCAAGGCCCGAGAGCACAACCGCCGCGATGCGGTTAGCCTTCTCGCTTTCCGCCGTCAACCAAGGAAACCAAGATTGTTTTTTCAAAAAACCGATCAGAAACGACACGACGGCCGCCGCCGTCACTTGCGTGCCCAGTGTATCCATTTTGCCCCTCGTTTTGAGAGGCGCCGATAAGTGTAGGAGTTGGGAGAACCGGCGCCCTGGCCGATTGTGAAAAAGACCGGCCGCGCGGAGCAAGTTACCTTAGTGACTGGACTTGCCACGACACCGAGCGCAGCATTTTTGCTTTCGGCAATCTTTTAGAGATCCGCCACAGTGAAAGCAAGGCCAGTCGTAGCCCGCACGCACGCCGCTACTTGCAACGACAATACACCGTTTCGTTTTGCGCTTTTTCATTCGTCGGAGAAATCCCGCCGGCGAGAGAGTGCCGTAGCGTCGAAACGTTCCCGCAGGATCCCAAACACCAGGTAAGGCCAAACCGGAGTTACGGAGAAATTCACCAGCAGGAACAACATATCTCCGAGCCCGTCAGGTTCAGAATCAAACACCTGAACCGCTTGCCCGTATTCCGCGAGCCGTTCCACCGTCAAATCTACAACGATCGAGCGAATCGGCCCGGCTACCATAATCGGACCTGGCAGCATCGCGTTAACGTGATCCTCGATTGGCTGCGTCACCATTTTCACGCGCGACTGTTTCCCGTTGCACGTCTTGCACTTGCCGGCAAGAAAATCAGTTTGCCCGCCGATGATGCCGGTTGAATACTTGCCGGTCCCTCGGCATCGCGAGCACCTTATGACTTTCAAGCCCTGGCACATTTCGCATACGACCCGTTGCGCGACCTGGCCGAAACCGCGGCAAACTCGACAATCGCCGCGGAAGGTTCCGCTTTCCACCATGCAGCCCGGCCCAGGACAATCGACCAGTGGACCCGGCCGCGTACCTTCGCCGCCGCATCCAACGCCCTCGCACATCTTTTCCCCGGTACCGGCGCAGATGTCGCACTCCCGTAAGCAATCCGGACAGTTATCCGGCAGAGCTTCAAATAGATCCGGCACGCCGTTCCATTCCGTCAGGCAAACAAGCTTTTGCGGATCTGGTTCGTTCTTGGCATCGAGCGCATAGCCCACGGTGATGCCGCTAGGCCGGCCGCCGTCGCTTGGAAACCGGAGAGGACCGTACACGGTTTCAATCAAGGAAATCGAGCCAAGCACCTGAAAACGCCCGCGCCGGTGTGCATCATTCCGGTCGTTCATCGCGTGCAGTATGTCGCCGTGGAGATCTACAGATTTTTTCGGGAGAGTAACAACCCGAGGAGTGCGCGACTTTCTTTGCTTGACCGTTGCCATGCGAGGATTCTAATTGACAATGCCCTCACGTTTTACGATGTATTCACCGCCCACCAGTTGTAAGAGGTGATTCTTACGATCGATTACAAGCCGCGGTTGCACCTTGGTATCTTCCCCGAAATGGTGCCAGTAATTGACCGGCCGGAACCCGTCAAAGTTTTTTCGCGTGAAATACTCGATTCGATAGACAAAGCCGGCGTCAATCAAATCTTTGCCGGCGTCCGCGCGCAACGTCGACAGGTACTTATCGATGTTTTGATTTCCGCCCACAATGAAGAGTTGCCGGCCGCCAGGTTCGGCCGCCAGATCCGGCGCCTCTGATTCCGAGAAATTGATAGTGCACGCCCAGGCGTCCGGATGACCCGCTTTCGGTATCTCCCCTTCCCGCCCTTCAAACTTGTCTATGTACTCCCCGACCGTCAAAGAGAGAAGCTTTCCGAGCTGCGTTAGTGACGGGTATTTGGCGTAAGGATCCGCCATCTCGATATCGAGAATTTTCGTTTTATCAGGCCCGCGGCCGTGGAAAGTTTTATAGAGTGCGTCCGCCGGATCCGGATTGCGCATCGTGCCTAGTGACACATCAAGGCCCGTTTCGTTCACGAACACTTTACGCAATTGATCCGCATGAACGCCGGACCGTTCCGACACCCTTTGCACGCTTGTACCTCTGAGTTTCATAAACTCGAGCGTGTATGTGTCGGATGGATCCAACGTGATGCGTACAAGATTGATTCCCCGCCGCGCGAAGTTAGCCGGCAACTTGAACCGTAGCGAGTTGCCATCGCTAACAAAGTTTTTTGCGCCCGTCATTGTCGAAAACTTGCTACCGCCTAGTTGCTCGAGAATAGTCGACGCGACCGAATTACGCCGGCCGTTTTTCTTTTGCTGCTCTTGCAAGATTTCCCGCTCGAGCATTCGCATTGTTTCGGTATGCCGGTTGTACGCGGGCAAATCGGCTTTCTTTGCCGCTTTGACGGCCAGCCCATGAAGTTTTGTAATTATGCGCCGTTTTTTCGGATCCGCTTTCGACCAATCGATTTTTGCGGCCGGCATATCAGGATTCCGGTACCCCTTGCGGAAAGCAATTTCGCGCGCGAACTCACGACGTTTTGCTTTTGGCGTTTCGTGGATGATGCGGCCGCCCTCATCATGCGCGCCGCGCGTATGTTCTACGGCCGCTTGTACGTATTGCGCCAGGTTCGTTGCCCCCGGATTTTTCTTCGGCATCTTTGGGCATTCGTTAAAGTGCTTAAAAATTTTCCGATTCCAAACTTTGTGTGTTTGAGCGTTTATGACCGCCCCACAATGCGGGCATTTGAATGATAGTCTGGGATTGTATTGCCGCGTCCGGACTCCCTTCCCTTGTTTCGCCATAGCCTTACCCCGCTTTGTGTTGCAACCTTTGCACGCCCAGACCAAATTACTGCGCCGGTTATTCGATTCGTTGCCGTCGACGTGATCCGGAACGTATTGCACCGCGTTGCGCGTTTTGCACCAATGGCAGATTTTACGGCCGCGCGGCCGGCATTCCGGACTGTTGGCCCGGTACCGTTTTGCCCGGTCCGTGATCTGGCTTACTGGTTTCCGCCATCGGCTTCCGCACTTCATAGCCGGCCAGCTTTCGAAACAACGTTGCCCGCGAGATCCCGAGCCGTTTTGCCGCGGTTGCGTGATCCCCGCGGCAAAGAATCATAGCCCTGATAATGTGATCCCGTTCCACATCGGCCAGGGATTGCACAAGTTGGGATGTATCGAAGCAGTTGAGACATTCCATTTAACTCACGTCAGTAACGCGCAACGCGACTTGCACGCCGGCGCCGAGTGCAAACCCTTCCGCCGCTTTCGAAGTAATCGAAGTGACGGCCAAAGGATCATCAAACCACGGCGCCAGCAGGATCCGGAGCACGGCCCCGATCCCGCCGGCAATCACAACCGATTGTGCATCTATTTTTCTCACGGCCGTTTGATCCGGACGCTCTTGCCCGTCGCCCGAGCCAAGGAACGAGCGTACTTTTTCAATTGGCTCATGGTCATCGGAAACGGCGGCCGCATTGTTTTGGGCATCTTCCGACGCACGACAGCACGCCGGCGACGAACCACCCGGCGCCGCGGCCGTGGATTCACCCGCATGCGTCGACGTCGCACCGTCTTACGAGGACGCCGGCGCCGGCGAGCTGCGTTTTTCTTTGCCCGCTTTTTTGCCCAATAAGCTTTAAGGCCCGCGGGCATTTTCCCTTTGCGGGAGTTGCGTTTCTTCTTCCTGGTTTTTCGCATTGATAACCTCGAGAGTTTTCTTAAAGCTTCGGCCGCCTTTGGTGCCACGGCCGGAAATTGGCGCCGAGGATTCTTTTTCAATCCCTTCAGCGCATCGCGCAATTGCTCATTAAAATCGGATCCCTTCGCGCGCGCGGCCGTTCTTTTGGCCACCGCCGGCGCATATCCGAGATTGACGAGAGCGGAAACAAGGTCGGAGCGATCGACACCACGCCCGGCGACCTGGCCGGATCCTCGAGCTCTCCGCACCATGCCGGCGACACGCCGGTTATACGGTTGCCGGCCGTACCTGGCCCGCTGTTGCCGTCCGGTCAAAAAGCCCGGCGTAAAACTGAAAAGCGGATTACGTTTCACATTCAACCCCGCAACGCGGCCGCCAGGCGCCGAAACATATTTTTCCAATCAGCGCGGCAGATCCAGACCCGACACATCGAGCACCATCGGCACGGTTTCGCCACCACGTCGTTATCGAGCCGCCGGCACACTTCGCAGACCTGCAACCGTTCACCAGGACGAAGGACCGGCCACCCCGCTTGTATGACCAATGCTCACCGCCGCAACAAGGAAACAAGCACCAACGCACCGCCACCAATCGCGAGCGCCCAGATCCAGGCCGGCACGGATGCCGCAGAAACCAGTTGCCCGGCATTAAAAAACGTCGCGACGTTTTGCACGTCCGAATTCGCAAATGCGCTTTGCTGATTCGCGGCCGTTTGAGCTACTTGCGCCGTAACCGAATCCGCGCCGTAATACTGCGCCGCGTTTTTCGCAACGCTTTGAATCGAGCTGACCTCAGCCGCGGCCGCACAAGCTTTCCACGCGGCAGGGTCAAAAAAGAAATCCCAGGTAGAGCAGTCGGTTGCATCTTGCGGAGGCGCCGGCGAGTACGGTTGCGCGAGCGCAAGAGGCATTACGACCGAGCCCAGACCACGGAGCCGGCGCCGCGCGCGAGGTTGTAGAGTGACAATCATTGCACGTACCCGTTAACCAGCCGATCGAGATCCCCGATCGTCAATTCCTCAAAACAACCCTTTTCGTCAACGATCAGGCCCGCCGCTAGTGCCTTTTGCACAAGGTCGGACACTTCACTATCCGAGTAAATTCGTTCACGATCCTCAGACATTCGTGTATTTCCCGAGGAGATATCCGCCGGCGCCCGCGCCCGCGGCATACACCGCGGCCGTGAGTGCCGGAATGCGCCGAGTACGACGCCGGCGCCGAGGCTTTGGAGATCCGATCGACGCCACCGCATCAGATCCCCGATTCCACAAATACCAAAGCAACAGGCCCGCACCCACGTACAAAAACGGCGAGGTTGCCGAGCCCGTCAACGTGTTGCCGAGGAGCTGTGAGCTAGTCAGATCCCCGAGCCGGCGAGTTGGAACGGTAACGATCATCGCCGCTTGGAGGATGCCAGCAGGACGAGCAACAGACCGCCGCCAAGGAGCAAGTAAGTGGGAATGCCGGCAACCGAGCCCGAAAGCAACGATGCAACCGGATTCGCAGACGAGAACGCCGACGCCGCTTGCTTGACGACGGCCGGCGCCCCTGGCATGGCCGCGGCCGCGAGCAACGTAGAGGCATTGACGGCCGGCACGATGTTTGCGCTAGGATTCGCCGCAATCGTCGCGAGCTGCGCACTTGTCAGGCTGCCACCGCCCGGCGCCGTGGGATAAATGCTCACCTGGACCGCGTTTGGATCCGTAGGCAGACCGGTTACCGGATTGAACGGAGCTAACGAACTGTCCCCCGGCCCTGGCATCAAGACGTCATCACCCAGGCCGCGCATACCGCGCCGCGGCCGTCCCGATCCGCAGCACTTCGAAGGATCCGGAGCGCCAGCGTAGGACCAACCCGGTACCGGATAGGAGCCCGCTGCGTATTCTCTCAGCCCGCGCATGCCGCGCCGCGGCCGCGGAGCCACCAAGGAAACGTACATACAATTACCTGCCTTTCCGCCCGAAGATGAGATAAGCCGCGCCGCCGATGGCTAACCACTGCCACAACGCGAGACCGCCGTAATTTTGCGAAAGAGTTGAACCGATGTCCGTTGAGCCGGTTGCCAAGGTCGAAGGATCCGGCGCCGGCGCCGCGGTTGTCGCGCCCGCCTGAACAACAGAGGCTTGCGAGTAAGGCAACGTCTGAGGAATCAGGCCGGCCGCTTGCAGTTGCGCCCATTGATCCGCCGTCAAGGAAGCCGGATTAGTGGCGTACATCTGAGCAAGTACCGTGAGGTTAGATCGACTCGGCAGATTGCTCGATTGATTGAACCACCAGGCCGGAACGCCAGGCCCACCCGCGGGAGGCAAGAGCCGGAAAATCGGCAATGAGATCCGCGAGACTGGAGCCACCGGCGACGTTGGCACGGTTGAGCCGGTTGACGTTGGAGCCGGCGCCGGTGTTTGAACGCCGACCTGGACGATGCGGACCGGCGGCCGCCATCCCCACGCCGGTGCAACCGGGATAACTCCGAGCCCTTTTAATCGCCTTTGACCTCTGACTGTAACCACCATAAAGTGCAACCCCTTAGAAAGAAATTCACAGTTTTATAAACCTGTGAATATCTCATTTTCGTAGTGCCAAGTACGCGATGACGCCCGCGCCAAGCAACCAAACCGGAATGCCGGCGATCGACCCACTATCAACCGCATTCGCAATGCCGGCGACAGATCCCGCGGCCGGCGCCGTATATGTCAGGGTGTACGAGTTGCGTTGAGTTGCCCCGTACTTCGAGCCGTAGACGGTGCACGCGGTAACCGTCCCGCCGCCCTTCTGAAAAACGTTGATTGCTTGCGCGATCGTGGGAAGCAGATCGTTACACCCCACGCAGCACGTAGCCGTGCAAGACTTGTCGCACTTGAGCCCGGTACCATTGCACGGACTCGAGATGTTGACCGACCCGCACGCCGAGCCGTTATTGCTTTTGTCCGCGCGACCTGGCCCCGACTGGTAGGGTTTTACGTTTTGCCACCATTGCGCGAGGATGGTTTGACATCCGGTAATGGCGTCATTGGCCGTGATCAGGCCCGCGTTAGCTTGCTGGAAAACCGTTTGCAAGGCTTGATCGAAAGCCGGCAAAAATGCGTTGACGGCCTCGTTTTCGTTTTTCGCGCCCGCGGCCCTGGCCGAATGCGCAGCGAACAGCCCGCCGATGATTCCGACCAGCGCGCCCACGCCGGCGCCGATTGGACCCGCCCAGGCGCCGATAGCCGTACCCGCCAGGAGCGCCGACGTTGCAGCGCCGGCGACCGGTGCACTCATCGAAACCGCTTGCCCCGCGTTGACGGATCCTAAACCGACAAATCTTTGATAAGCGTATTCATTCGCATAGCCGCGGCCCTCGATTCTCCGGTGCATACGCCGGCGCCGAAGCACCCGCCGCGGAGGAGGGAACGCCAACGAATAGCCCGGTGTTGCAACGTTGTAAATCATTTCCGGATCAGCAGCACCGCGATCAGACCGACACCCAAAAGCAAGAACGTAGGGGACGAGAGGAACGAGGCGCCGGTGAGCAAGGAACTTGTCCCGAGCGCATTCGCCGGCGTACCCACGCCGTAATCGATGACCTGCGACCCGCCGCCCGGCAAAATCGTGTGCACCGAGGGAACCGGTTGCAATGCGACTTTCGCCACGGCCGAGGCGTCATTGATGCCAGTAGTCAAAATGCTTCCCCAATCGATATCAGAGAAATCACCGAGCCGACGGCCGCCGCGCGCGCCGCGCAACCGTCCAAGCCGGTTAGATCTCGCCGGTGAAAGTGAAACGTACATAATCACCCCTTCTTTTTCGTGTAGAGGTACAGAGCGCCGGCCGCCAGGATGCCGGCCAGCAGCCCGATATTGCGATCCGCCGGCGGCCGAGCTTGCCGGATCTGACTGCGCCGGATCTCACGCGAGGACCAACCGGGATACGATTGCCGCACCGTGGTATCTACCGGAATCCACTGCTTAGTGAGCCGTTCCCTCACTTCACAGAACACATGGGAAAATTCGTCATGCTCCCCGCCGGTCGACACGGTGTTAAACCGCGTTTCCATTCCAAGGCACTCATAGAGCGCCGCGAGCAACATCGAGTGATCATCACAATCGCCGGCGCCGAGCTGGAGAGTTACCAGGGGACTTTGCAAGGTTTCGGCATACTCACCGCGAAATTCTATGTTGTCTTTGACCCACTGAAACACGGCGAAGATCTCAGACATGCCGCGCGCGACTCCGCGCACGGCCTCGAGAGCTGCCCGGCGAACTTCGCCCGAGCCTACGCCCTCTTTGCCGAATACCTGGCCTTGCATGAGCTTGATGGTTGCCGTAACGCCGGCATCGCCATCACCCACGCGGAATTTTTTCATTGTGAGCCGAGACGCGCGAGTAAACCCGAATTGGAGAGGCGCCGGCATTCAATGGAGGAAATCTCACTACTTGAGCCCCCCACCCTCATGCCGGCAAAACAGCGGATCCGTGCTTCGTGAGTCTCCCAACACCCGAACACAAAAACGCCGCCAAAACAGGCAAAGAAAAGTGGGAGACTCAAATTGTGGGGCTCTCGACTCAGTTTTGAGGAAAGCCCCGATGTACGAGCGCAAAAAATGCGCCGTTCACGTTGCAGATCATCGCGCAAAGGTTGACGTTTCGCAATTGAAAACGCGGCGCTACTGTACGAAACCTTACAGTACTATCAAGCCGCGTCTTGGCGTGATCTCTTGCAATTCTCTGGCACTCTTGGGCTATAAGATCCCGAGAAACAGGTTACGCAGGTGCCACACCTGCCACTTTCCCGTTGACTTAGACGCTCAAATACAAGATTTTCAAAAGTATGCAGCATGCAGTTACGAACCGCGTACCCTTGCCGATTGAGCAACTTGAAGAAATACTATCGGCCCGAGCTGTCCCCGAGTTCACTGGAACGGTTCACGTACAAGTGCGAGTTCTGGCAACGGCCGCGCTGGAGGTAGAATTCAACGCGGAAGTTACCATCAATCACCAGCTTGCAAAATCCGATGATGAACGGAAACCGGTCATCACCAACGACCGCGTAAACAAAGTGCGTCAGGCTGTCAGAGAGAACGCACACCGTTTCACCATCGGCACTCGAGTAACCGGCGTCGAAGCAAGTTTCGTTGCCGGCGAATTACGCAGTTTTAAAATCAAGGAGTTTGAGCCGCATGGAGAACACGCAGCAGCCGCAACCCATCGGTATTAAGCCACAGCCGGCCGCACAAATCGCGGTAAACGTTACGACCGTGCTGATTGAAAATCAATGGTTTGTGCAACTGACAATTGCGGATCCGTTAGGCTTGTCTGTGAATTGGATTACGCTGCCGGCCAACGCGCGCGCCCTGGCCGATGTTCTGAAGCAACAAGCCCTTGAGTGTGCAACCAAGATCGTCCCACCGCCCAAACCGAGTTTGCTGATATGAGCGGAGGAGGACTCCAACCTTTGCGCGCATTGCTACGCCGTCGCGACCGCCGGCGCAAGATTGAGAAGATGGCAAAGCAATCGCGGAAAATTAACCGCCAGCGAAAAAGGTAACCCCTATGGTGAAGATCGACAGCCCAGACGAGTCACAGGCCTTAGTGGTTGACGCGATTCGTGCTGCACAACGGTGTCGGCCATGTCGTATCTTCCGACGCTCGCGCCAAAGAGTACGAAACCGCTATCGAGGCGAAGTAAATGCGACTCACGTGGGTCAGCACAAACGACAAGAACGGCGGAGGCCCTTGGCAGTCCGGCTGGAAAGAACACGCCGTTCCATTGAATAATGGCGAGGACGAGAGCAATATGTCGTTCGCCGCGCTCGGAAAACGCCGTGCCCTGTGCGGCTTGCGGCCTCGGCACGGCTGGGGAATTGACTTGTTTATTGATGCAAAGTGTAAACGGTGCGAAGCCAAGGCGGGAGCGTAAGTTATGAGCAAAAGCACAATCAGCATCTTCCAGTTGTTCGAGATGGCAAAGCAATCGCGGAAAATTAACCGCCAGCGAAAAAGGTAAACCCCTATGGTGAAGATCAGCCCAGACGAGTCACAGGCGCACAGCTTGCGCGAATTGCTGGCCGCATGGCGAGCCGACGCAAAACAGAAATACGATGATTCCGCAACGGCCCCGACCGACATTATGCGCGCCGAGTATCAGGCCATTGCGGGAGCTGTCACCAATTGCGCCGACAACCTGGAAAGAATTTTGCAAGAAGCAAAACAAGCATAACTATTACATTCCTATGCCTATTGCCGATTCGTTATTTGATCAGTTTTGGAATCGCACGGTGCCTTACCCGTTTGCCCTTGACCCCACACTTAAGAACAAGGCCCGCGCCGCGTGGAATATGGCGATTGACGAACTGGCCAAGGCCAGCGGAACGCCGGCCGGTGTTGCCAGTCTGACCGCTTTTCTCAAAATCGGCCAAATGCTGCAAGAGGCGAAATTCATCCTCGAGCAGCCGACGGACCCCGCAAGCGTAGTTGCAGCCGTGCAGATGTTGTTAGACCGCGTAAAAGCGCCCGCAGTACCCAATCCAACAGCAACGGAGCCGCACCCATGAAAAAGCTTTATCTCATTACGTCCGGCCTAGTCCTGGCCGCCGGCATGATGTTGGCCACCTGGCCGGCATTCCATTCCAGACTTTCCAGCCCCCAACCCCACCGCTTTACTCTCTCAACTGCCGATGCCCCCTGCCATCTTGCGCCGGTCGTGGATCCCGAGGAGCAAAGGCTAATTGTGACCTCGTACCGCGGCCGGCCCGCCCTGCAATATGTGAAATGGCCAATGGCCCAGAATTCCGCGGACCCGCAGACCGATGAAAAATCGAGCACCGGCGGAATGAACCTGAAAGCGAAAGAGGATCCGCCGGCCCTATCGGACAAGGAAAAAGCCGACATCCTCACGCTGGTTAATTCACAGCATGCCGTGCTCGAGGAGATGCAGCAGACTCAGATTAATTTTCTGGACGCGCAGAGCAAGGCACAAACCAGCTACACCAACTTGCAGAAAAGCTATGACACCTTGCAAGCTGCGATCGATAAGAAAGTGGCCGAATTGAAATTTGATCGGAGCAAGTTTACTTTCGACGCGAAAACAGCAACGTTAAAACCGATACCGCCACCATCGACGCCGCCGGCGACGGCCGTACCCATGGCATCAAAATGACTTTCGCTCAGTGGTTCGAAAAAAATTACGCGGCGCCCCCAGGAGTACCGGCCGATGTTGCAGAAGTTTTGCGCCAGGCCGCTCACGCCGCCTATGCCGATTGTTGGAATACAGCGATCGAGGAAGCCGCCGGCGCCGTTAGCACATCGCCCGCGGCGAACTTGATTCGATTGCGTAAGGCACCTGTCCCCGAGTAGAAGCACCGCGGTAAACAATTCGAGCAGCAACTAGCGGCAACGCGAGAACGCCCCCGCTTTGAAATGCGCGTCACACGTGCGTTTCGGAGTGTGGGCTTTTTAATTGAATTCAAATCCCGAGGAGATAACCGTCATGGCGTCACGTCGTAAAGCAAAACCAGATCCCGAAACCATTGTCAACGATGCACAGATAGAAGCCGGCAACGCCGTTTCTGAAACGTTGACGTACTCACCCCTCAGTGTGCCCGCGGAAATGCGTGACGCTTATTGGCAAACGCTTTTAGGAGATCCGAGCGAGCTGCGCGCCGCCATCGCAACCATTGAGTTTTTCCCGCTCTTGAAAGTGATTCCGCGCGCGCTATGGGAAAAACGGTTGATGGTCTATCTCTACCGGACCGCGCCCAAAGTGAAGAACAGCGAAAACAAAAAGTACATTGAGAAAATTACCGAGCCCTTTGATGAGGATTACATCAAGGAGAACCACGGAGGAGGCGGTTACCTGGCCTATCTCAACCTGGACGGCGAGGAACAGCTAAAGCAAATCAGTTTTTCGATTGACGGCCCGCCAAAGATTCAGCCCGGCCAGATCCTAGTAGACGACAAAGGGAACCCGGTTGCGCCCACGCCGGCGACACCGCAACAATCGAGCGAAGTTGCCCAGGCGATCGAGGCGACCAGCGCCGCCAACAAACTTGGAATCGAAATTCTGGCCAAAGGCACAGAGGCTGCAATGGAGATGCAGCAGAAAGCCTATGAGAAGGCCGCCGGCATCAGCGGCAACGGCATGCACGACAAATTGTTAGAGATGCTGATTACCAAAGCCCTCGAGACACCCAAGCCCCAGGAAAACCCGACCGCAGCCGCCCTCGATATCCTCGACAAGCTGGACAAGATCGTTGAACGCCGCACCAACCCGCGGGAGGAACGCGAGCCGGCCGAACACATGCAATTGACCGAAGTTTCAAGCACGGTCGAAGCACTGACCGGGAAACCCCTGTCCGAGCTCATCCAGAACAAAGGCAAATCCGACAACACGCCCGAATGGATCTCTGTAGGAATTTCGGTACTTGGCAAGCTTGTCGACTCCCTGCCGAACATCCTGCAACAGATCAGCGCAAACCAGGAAAGGAACTTTCAGCGCGCCATTGCACTCCGCAACGCCGGCCAATTGCCGCCGGCACAGCCACCCAACCCGGCCGCGCCAGGCGTACCCATGCAGCCGCAATACGTCGCGCCGGTATTCCAGCCCGCGGCGCCGGCCGCCCCTGGCAACGTGATCCCCATGCCCGGCGTCGTGGATCCCAACGACGTCGCCGGCCAGCTCCAAGGAACAATTAAACTCATCACCCAAAAATTCGTTGACGGATATTCCGGCGGCGCCGTCGCCCAGGCCGTACAGGTTGTTTACCCCAGAGCCTTCGATTCAATGGCAAGCACGATTCTGGACCCGGCCGAGCTCGAGAGACTTGTTACCAACGTCCCAGAGCTCAAGAACTTGAGCACTAGCCCCGACTGGCCCGAATTCCTGGCCGAGTTTGTGCAATTCGTTCGAGAGGAATTCGAAACCGACGGGAGCGACCAGCCGGCTGAAATTAAAAAGCCGGTTCAACAGCCAGCTACGGCATAGTTGAGCCAGGCATTTTAAATGCTTTATTTCCTAAATCTCGTTTCAGAAAGGAGCGTGGAGATCGACCAAACGAGCTACAACCTACAGCCTTAAAAGAGCGCCGGCCGTCTAATCGGGGAGATTCAAGACGGCCGGCCATATCATCCTCGAAAGGAACCAAGGAAATTGACTTTCAACGCATGGGCTTTCGTCGCCGTAATGATCTTCAACGCCGGCGGATTGTTAGTTGCGTTTCGGCAGCTCACGAAAGACGTGAACGGCATAGGCAGGAAAGTTAACCAAATGGCAGAGAAGCAAAGCCAGGCAGAATTAGAAAATGAAAAACGCCGGCATCGTCTCATCATTGCGCTTTTGTCTCTTTCCACAGAGGAGCACCGGCGGGAAGTATTGCGGTTACTGCTCGAAAAGTGATTTTCCACACCGCCACACATTTGCACAAAATCCCCCCACTTGACAGCCCCCCTTATAATCCCCCAAAGGCAAAGCCCCCCTAAAGGCTACTGCTACTGCTGATAGCTAAGTTTCTTTTTTCTTTTTTGAAAGCGCGAAAACTTTTTTCTTTTTTCTTTTTCCCGCCGGCGTACAATTCCACGCCATGAACGAACCAAACAACAAATTCGAAGGATGGGCAATCGTGGAGCTATTCGGACACGTCCGAGAAGCCGGTTTCGTAACCACGGAATACTTCGGATCCGGCGCTTTGTTCCGCATCGAGGTTCCGCCCTTGCCCGAACGCGAAATCACTTTGAGCCGGCCCGAATGGATTGAAGGCGAGCTCTGCGGCATCGGCACGAAAGTTTTGCGCCAGGCCGTCGCCGGCCGTACCCGTTTCGTTGGCCCCGGCGCCATCTACGCAATGAACCCTTGCAGCCAAGACGTTGTATTCAGCGCGATCGACGCCAACACGTCACGCACTATCAAGATTGTCGAACTTGTAAAGCCCGCCGCCAGGTTAACGGAGGGAGAGGATCCCGACGAGGAGCCCGATTACGAGGAAGAAGAAGGCGAGCACGTAAGTTAAGTTTCAAGTTACAACCCACGAAAGGGGCATTTTGTCAGGTGTTCAACCTGCTAGCGGTTGCTGATGAAATGCCCCGCTGATTCTCCCGCCCACCAGGACACCGCACGTTAGTAACCTTGCAATGGTTACCCCGTACTGCAAAGCTTTCACATGGACAACACCGCCCCCGCGACGGTTGCAATTGCTATCGAGATCCTGTTATCCGATGAGATCCGGCAATTGCAGACCCTCGTTGATCAGGTTTACAACCGGCACGCCGGCGCCCCTACCCCAAGCGCCGGCGGGAGGCGCCGCCCGCAACCCGCGGCCACGGCCTATTCGGTTGCTGTGAATTCCCTGTGAAAATGTAGGACAGCGCCCGCCCAGACACCCCGCCGTTACTATGGTTCCCCGCCGATATCGCTTTTACTCTTGACAGGCAGTTAGTAACGGCATAAGGTTCCGTAGCATGTCAGGAAAAAAGCTACGGACTTGCGCCGCCCACGGTTGCGCCGTGCGTTTTGAGCCAAAACGGGAATCCCAGATCTTTCATAGCCCAGATTGCTCGAATCGTGAACGCCAGCGGAGGAACCGCGAGCGCGCCAAGATTGGATTAGCCGTAGAGCGTGGAACCCTGGCAGCTCCCAAGAACTAAAAACAATCCGCGCAAGTGAAAGAACGAAACCCGACAGAAGGAGATATCCCCGATGGTTAAGGCATCGGAAAAACTCACGCCGCCGAATTCCGCTCGACTTGAATTTATCACCCACACGCAGAGGAAAACGGCATCAGTCGACCGGCCCGGCCCAGGTTCCGGAAACGTCAACGAGTTTGCTATGACGTTCAAGGAAATAGCCGAGGCGACCGGTTTAACCGTCAACGAAGTGCGATCCGCTTACGACCGCGGCATGCACAAACTCAGGATTCGCACCAAGCCCCGCCAGATCTGGGAAGCCTTCGAAGCCCACCGCGCCGAGCTGGACCGCCGGCAGATTCCAACCCCCTACGCATCGAGCCCGGCACTACGCACAATCGTTTGCGATGCGCCCGCGCACGAACTTGAGGCGAAGGCATGAGCGGCGCCGGCAGTTTCAATCATCGCGTTGATGTCTTGCGGGAGTTTTCCGACCCCAACGGAAACCCCATCAAATGCAGCCGGCGCAATTGCAAACGCAACGCCGTTTACTCCGAGTCTTACCAGTACGTGACCGGCCGAAAAGGACGAATCAGCCGCCGGCACACTCCATTGTGCGAAGCACACGCCGCCCGAGTGCCCGCGGTAGCAGAGTTGCCGCCGGCGCCGGATCCCCTCTATCACGATTGGATTCCGGAGCCGGATTCTAAAATGCAGGTTTGCGCGAGATGCAGCGCAACCCGTCGACCGGTCGGAGATTCAACGTATTTTTACCAGTCTTGTGAATTGCTCCGCACTTGTCCGCCCGCGAACCGCGTGAAAGGAGCCGCATGACTACCGACCTGCAAAAGCCTTATCCGACGGGATTCGAGCTCATTTACGAAAAGCTTTGCCCGTTGAAACGTGTGCACAGTTGGGCATGCGTGCTTTGTCCCTTTGGACACGTGACCGAGTGCCATTACCCAAACGATTGCCGCACCGCCGAGTGCGCACACTATCTTGTTCAAATCAATACCGAGGTGGAGCTATGAAGCAGATTCTTTGGGATTCGTGGTTTCTTGCCGGCGTTTGGCTGTCCGTGCTTGGGATGTTGGCCTATGACGCCCTGGCCGAACCGGAAAAGACGGTACGCATTGCGGCAATGTGTTGGCTGGTTTTCTTCACCGTGATCGGCCTTGCATGGCGCCGGTACTGGAAGCGGATGGACGCGCGCCAGGCCAACGCCGAAATGTGCGATCACATCAACCGCGAAATCAATCGGAGCTTAGAGAAGTGATCGAAAAGATCAAATGGTTTTGGGTTTGGTTACGGACAAGACCGAAAATTTTCGTTTGGAGATGGCAGGTAAAACGGATGCTCAGCAAAAACGCAGCAGCTAAAAAGCAGTGGACAAAAAAGCACTAGGAGCCCAAAACCGTGACGACACTTGAAAAGATCGAATCGATTTTGATGGATATCGATGTTGGCGGTATGGCACTTTACCCCGCGGACGCGAAGGCGAAAGCCGAAGCGATCGCAACGGCATTGGCGGCGGCTTCCGGGAGCACAGCAGCGACAATGGACGGCGACATTTCTATTTGTCCGCGGTGTATGGGGTGCGGCATTTACAACTCCAAAGACTGCTCCATTTGCGATGGCACCGGACGACTCGGCAAAGACGGACTTGCATTTCGGTCCGGACCTGTTGCGGCAACAATGGCGGCGGTGCGAGAGGACGAGTTCGTTCAGCGATCATGCGGGCATAAAACTTGCTGTGAGTGCGAAAAATGCAAACGGTGTTTCGCTTGCTGCGTCACGAGTTCTAACCCGTGCGAGCCTGACTACGACTTCCACACGATTGACATCGCCAGAAAGTACACCCACTTTTCTTTGATTGGCGATGAACCTGCGGGATTATGTTGGGCCGGGGATCACTATCCAGACGAGCCGCTGAAGGTAACCAACGACATCAACGCAGTCACCTGCGGATTCTGCCAAGAACACTGGAACACTCTCAACGATTTGAAGAAAGCACTTGGGGCGGGCGCGGCATCCCCGGATACGGAAAAGGAAAAGTGAATGCAACAGCCGAAAAGCTACACTCCGACATTAAGCGAAGGCGAGCGCCAAACGATCGTTTCGGCCCTCGCATTTTTATTCCCTCAGATCCGCGGAGAGTTTTTCATTTCTTCCGCGGAGTTTCTAAACCTTAGCCGGCGATTCCTCGAGATGAAGCCCGACGCGGTTTCCGCGCGCGAGCAATCCGGCACGGCCGCGGCCAAAGCCGTCGCCGCACCGTCGACTCCGGCGCCGTCACCCCTCGAGAACGCGCCCGCGGATCTGTGGGCTCCAAACAAGGAAGGCACGCGCGTGCCTCCGGCCGAATTCGAAACGCTGAATTTGGTAATTACCGGCGTCAAGCTTTCCACCAAAACAACGAGCAGCGGCGCCAAGTTTTGGAAAGTGGACTATCGCGGAGGCAAGGCGAATTGCTTCGATGAAGCCATTAGCGGAAAACTTCTCGCCCTGTCGCATCGCCAGGATGTCGCAAAAGTGCACGTTACCCGCAACGGTGCCTATACCAACATCGTTGGAATTCGCGCGTAAGGACGCGAAAACAGAATGAAACTCCCGTTCCCCGCTCAGGTTTTAGAGACTCACACCGCAACGCTTGGAAAGACCGGATCCGGCAAGAGCTCTGCTAATCGAGTCATTGCCGAATATCTGTTAGACAAAAAACAGCGAGTTTGTATCGTGGACCCAAAAGGCGATTGGTGGGGTTTAAAAACTTCCGCCGACGGCAAAGGCCCAGGGTACCCGGTTATCTGTTTCGGAGACTTCAAAGACGAGCGCGCGACCGACATACCCATTAACGACCGCGCCGGCCGCGAAGTGGCCGAACTCGTTTGCAGTGGCAACCGGCCGTGCGTGATCGGTTTCCGCGGTTGGAGTACCGACGCGATGAACCGGTTTTATCTCGAATTCATTCAAGTGCTGTACGCCAAGAATTCGAGCAAGCTTTTTTGCTTTCTGGGAGAGGTTCAGAATTTCGCACCCAAGGCGAAGATTTTTGACCCCACAAGCGGCCGCGTAATTCACTGGACTAACAAAATCTTGTCAGAAGGAAGAGGCTTAGGATTTTCGTTTTTCATCGACTCACAACGCCCGCAGAAGGTTCACAACGATACGCTCGACAATTGCGAAACGCTGATTGCTATGCGGACCGTGCACCCGGCCGCCAGATCCGCTATCGCGGAATGGATGAAAGGCGCCGGCGACCTCGAAAAATCAAAGGCAGTGCTCGACACCCTGGCCAGCTTGAAACGAGGCGAGGCATGGGTATGGAGCCCCGAAAATGCGATCGGACCCGAGCGCGTACAGTTTCCGATGTTTTCAACGTTCGATTCTTTTGCCCCGCCAGGAGAACAAAAGCAGGTAAGCAAAGCCGGATGGTCGACCGTCGACCTGGCCGCAGTGAAAGAAAAATTAGCGAACGTTATAGAGGAGCACAAGGCCAACGACCCGCAGGAATTGAAAGCAGAAATCAATCGCCTGAAAGCCGAGAATCGAAAACTGGCCGCGTCAAACCATCACGTCGCGACCGCGATGCCGAGCAAGGAAGAACTCGACAAGGCGACCGCGGCGGCCGTGCGCACCGCCGTGATCCCTTATCAGAAGCACATCGCGGAAATCCAAAATCAAGTTTCGAGGATCTACGCGCGGACCGAGGCAGCAACGCAATACCTCAACGATGTTTTGACCCATTGCACCGCCATAGTCCGCAAGGATCCGCCCGCCTTTACAATTTTGCCCCCCACGCAAGAGCCGGCGCCGAGAACCGCAGCGAGATCCTTACCGCGGCCGGCGCCGGCGTCGATACCTGGCACAAACGGCGGCCCATCGATAGGAGAACGCAAGATCCTCACCGCGGCCGCGCAATTCCAAGGCGTCGAAAAAGAACAATTGACCGTGCTTACCGGATACAAAAGCACGTCCCGCAACGAGTACGTCAAACGACTCATTGCGGCCGGATTAGCCGAGAAAAGAAGCGACGGAAAAATATACGCGACAGACGCCGGTATAGCTGCGATCGGCCGCGACTACGAAGCCTTGCCCACTGGCCGCGCCCTTTATGAATGGTGGAAGCCCCGGTTAAGCGCCGGCGAGCTGCGCATCCTGTCTTATTTGGTCGACCAGGCCCACGGCCGCGAGCTCGAGAAAACCGCATTGACCGAACCGACCGGACTTAAAAGCACTTCCATAAACGAGTACATCAAGCGATTAGCCGCGCGCCGTTTGGTTGTGTCCGGACCCAACCGGATCCGCGCCGCGGAAACGCTATTTGATTCCAGCTTATGAAAACAAAAATCAGTTACGCCGTTTGCACGCTTGCAGTCATTGGCTTTGACATGCCATGCCCACTTTGCAAAACCATCGTCAAATCAGGAGAGCTCCACAAATGCGAGAAACCGGATCCCGACAAGCCGGCACGGATCTTAAAGCCGTCACGCTTGCGGAAATAGAACAGTCCATCACCCAGGCGCAATATACCGTTTTCATTCACTACTTTCGTGAGACACGTTGCCCGAGCTGCCAGAACCCGAAAGAGTATCGGCAATGCTTTTGCAAACGATGCTATTTCGCGTTGCCCGACGAAATGCGCGCGCCGCTCTGGACCCGCGCCGACACTCCGGACAATCTCAAACATTGGATTGCGGCCTACATCCAGGCCAGGAACTTTCTAACGAAAGCAGGAATAGCCGCTTGAATACCTTTGACGAATACACAGGGCTTTTCCCGAGTCTGGAATCCCCAGGAGTTTCCAGGTTCGAAATCCCGCTTGTTCCACCGTCCGTCAATCACTACAAGCAACCCCGCAAAAACGGCGGATGGTTCATCACCAAAGAGGCGCAAGCTTTCATCGATGCCGTTTGCATGATCGGCCGCACCCAGGTTCCCAACCTGCCTATTGTTGGCCAGTATTACGAAGTTTGGATTGTGGTCTATCTCCGCACATCGCGGTTCCACAGCGTCGACTCCGACAACATGCAAAAAGTTGAATTCGACGCACTCACCAAAGCCGGTATAGTCCGCGACGATCGATATATCACCCGGCACCATCACCGCCGGTTGATCGGAATAACCGAGCGTACTTGCTATTTCATCCGAGGACTTGAGCAGCCATAAGGAGAACACGCCCCAATGACCGAAACCGCCAAAACCCAAGACGCCCCAGAGAGCGACCCAAAGACAACCCCAAGACCGCGCCGCACGGTGCCGGCACTCGAATTTTTGCCCGTCACCTACACCGGCGCCGAAATCATTGCACTCGCCCAGGCCCAGGCCCGCGCGGAGGAAAGCAAGGAACAGTTGTGCGAACAGTTCGAAGCTTTAAAACTTAAACATAAAAGCGAGCTCGAGACCGTTGAAAACTCCATCCGGCAAATTGCGCGCAAGATCCGCAAAAACACCCATTACGAAAACGTGGATTGTATTTACATCCTCGAGGATCCCACGCCGCGGGAAAAAACACTCATCCGCTTGGACACAGGCGAGATTGTGCGCGTGGTACCTATGGACTCCCGCGATTATCAGGATCCTTTACCGACTGTCTTAAAGCCGGAAACCCCGGTCGTTTCTAACGACTGCTTTACCCTGGCCCCGCCCGCGGTAAACGGCAAAGACCAGCCCGCGCCGGCGCCGCCGGCAGCTCCGTCGACTACCTACATTGCATGAAAGGGAATCACCCGATGGCCAGCTTTCAATACGCAATGGATTTTACGCAGAAACGCCCGCCAGAAGTGCAGGAACGCATAGCCGCCGGCATGAGCCAGGTAGACGAGAACGCTAACGAACGCTGGAAGCACATTTTCGACGCTTGCGTTTTAGCCGCGGCCCGCAAAAAACCGCAAATCACTTCGGATGACGTTTTGACAGAGATTGAATCCCTGCCAAACCCGCCGAGCACTCACAACCTGGCCGCGATCGGCCCGGCAATGGTCCGCGCGCGGAATATGGGAATCCTCGAGCACACCAACACCGTGAAGCGATCGGAAAGACCGGATAAACATGGGAACCGTCAAAACGTCTGGAGATCGAAAGTTTTTACCCCGTCGACGCAATAGAGCTCAGATCGAAAGACGCATTGCGACTTGTACGGATCCGCGCACCCTGGAACTTCTAAACCGTGCTTGGTGGAGAGAATTTTTCTATGAACCTGATAAAGATGGTATTACGCCGATGGTTGACGCCACCCCCGCCACCGTTGCCGCACATTCTGGATCCCATCACCGTCGAAAAACTTAAACCGGCCGGCCCAAGCTGGCCACCGGACCCGAGCCCGCGGGAAGAAGCTACCGCGATCCTCGAGTTTGTTGGATGGAACTTTCCTGCAGCCTATCGATGGATTGAAACCATGCACCGAACAGATCCCGAGCACTTGGCATTTTGGCAGCAGGTATCAATGTGCGTGGAGATCCTAGAAGCCGGAAAGATCAGCGCATGACGCACCACTTTTCACGCAACACCGTTTCGGCCTCGTTCTATTGCGGGAAATGCGGCAAGGTGACGCAACACCGCATCGACGCCGACAGCGGACAAGGAAGAAAAGGCCCATGCCTCGATTGCATCGACCGACTGGAAAAGCAACACCAGGCGCGTAAGGATCCGGAGCCCCAGAAGCAAACTAAATTATTCGAGTGAGGCTAGAACTTTGCCAACGTTTCGAGATGGCACGCACATAAACGCCGATTACGCTAAAGGTCGGTCCGACAGTCCTTACCGCCGGTTGCGGATCAGCGCCGGCCCACAACGCGGGCAGTACGTTGATACTTTAATTCTCCAGGCAAAACTAGGCCGGCCATTGCGCGACGGTTACACCGTGGAACACGTCGACGGCGATTCTCTGAATGTGGATCCGGCAAATCTTATCGAAGTGACCAGGCCAGAAAATTCCACCCGAATGCAAGACCGCCGGCAACGCCGCAGAGATTACGCGCCGGCGCCAGGGGCAATCGCATGAGAGCAATAACATCGCCGCTCGATATCACTTGCCGGTACTGCTACGCGACCGCCGGCGAAGCTTGCACAACAAAAGCCGAGCCCACAAGCCGATTCGTGCGAGTGCTCAGATACACGCATTCAATTCGATGGGCTGATTTCACCGCGCATCAAAACAAAATCGCAGCCCTCAGCGATTGGCAGAAGCTTTACGGCCGGCCGATTTCGTTCGTTTCAAAGCACGACGCCCACCTAGGAGCCGTGACCGATTGAAGAAAGAAAAACAAATCTCGGTCGACCACAAAGAGCCGATTCTCAGGCCTGACACCTATTTCCCAAAAAGGCGAAATGGATACGACATTGATATTTTTTGGTGCGGCAATCTGAGCGAACCCAGAGGCAAAAACGGCAATTCTGATAAATGGTCATTCCCGCCACAGATGGAGCGGTTTCTGCGCGAACAGTGCGAAGGACTGCCAACGTTGCAGCTATTCGGGGGAAAGGCAAAATTCGGGATCCGTTTGGATATCGACGCCGGGACGATGCCGCACGTAATCGGAGACTCATTTTTGCCGCCGTTCAAAAAACAATCATTCCACACAGTCATTATCGATCCGCCCTATCCGCCTTATATGCACTTAGGAGTTTCGACGGTGCGGCCGCTTTTGATGGTTGCGGCATGGTTGGCAACAACCCGCGTTATATGGTTTGCGCCGATGTGGATTAGTTCGTACCGATTCCTGCAGCTAGAAAAATCGTATTTCGTTCGCGTTGGTGATCACTGCGAACCGCGGATGTTGCAGATTCTCAGGCCTACTCTGCCGGACGACTGGAGACCAATTTATCAATTCACGCACGGCACGGCCGTCAAATACAACAAATGGTTGATACAGCCCGAAATCTTGCCGTTTCAGGAACGCAAACAGGAAAACTCTAGGATTCCGGCAACGTTAGAGATCGATCGAGAAATTCGCAACGTACTTTGTTGCCCGTTGTGCCATGCGGACCTGACAGGAGAGACCGAAGGCCTGAGATGTGCACAGTGCTTGCGCGTTTATCCCGTCAATGCGCGAATCCCCGTGATGTTGCCATCCGAAAGTTTATCGATCGCGACGCCGCCGGCACCATCGAAGCCACCCGACCGGCGTTTAGATTTTCCGTTTGGTGCAAACAATGTTGCAGAATCGGAGGCATGAGAGCTTTGTTGTACGCCAGAGTCAGCACCGCGGACAAGGAACAAGACCCGACCCCTCAGCTCGAGGAGATGCGGGAATTTTGCCGGCGCCGCGGATGGGAAATCGCGGGCGAATACGTGGACATGCTTCCCGCCGGCGAGATCCGCCCGCAATACGAACAGATGCTAACGGCCGCGCGCGCCCGTAAAGGTGACGTCATCCTATGCCGGCATCTTGACCGCGTAGGCCGATCGACCGTTCAGCTTTTGCAATTGCTCGAGGAGTGCCAGGCAAAAGGCGTCGAATTCGTAAGCCTAAACCAGCAGATCGACACGACGACGCCGGCCGGCCGCCTCATGTTTACCATGATTGCCGCTTTTGCCGAATTCGAGCGCGCCATGACCAGGGAGAGGGTTGCGCTAGGACTGGCCGCGGCCCGCGCCAAAGGGAAACAGTTAGGCCGGCCCCGCGTCGAGCTGGACGCCGATTTAATTACCCGTTTGCGGCGCCGTGGATGGTCTGTAGAGAAGATAGCGCGCAAGGTGAGGCAAACCCCCTCCACCGTCCGCCGGCGCCTAGAATCGACCGGAAACCTTCAAAAACCCCCCTCCGGATGAAGATAGGCGTTTTACGTATTTTCAACGACTTACAAGGCCCGTTACTGGCATCGCCAAAATCACTTGTTTTTGAAGGAGAAAGGCAAAATGGTTGGATGGTTGATCGAGACGTATTGCGGCCTTACGGGACATCTTTGGGACCGAAGCCACATCAGCACCGACATTTGCACGTCGTGCGGAAAAATACGCTTCGTCTCGCCAGAAGAAGAGACCGCGCGGCTCGCAAAAGCGTATCAGCCGTTTATAGATACGATAGTTCAAACGATTAAGCGATGGGAGGGTGCCAACGATAACCCGCGCTGCTTCTGCCCCGACTGCGGAGCGGACCTAGGGCGCTTCTATTCCAACAGAATACGCATGGAGCGCCCTTGAAAAGATTTTCAAAACGGCCTCATCAGGCAGAAAGGTTAACCGAACCATGAAAGCAAGCCGAGTAGTCATGCTGTTTGGTTTTTGCTGTTTGTTGCTTTTGCTGTCGACCGCACCCCAGGCCGCGGCCGTAAATTGCATTGCGGATGGGCAATTGTGCTGCACCTGCAACCAAGTGAACTTGTGCACGAAAGCTTTCGGTCATCAGGCTAACGCGACTTGGGAATGTATCCAGACGCGCGCCGATTGCGAAGAATTCGGAGCCTGTTTCGGAAACCAGTGCGGCACGATGAAATATCATCTCCCGAGTTTGCAAACTTTGCGCGCCTATCCGTGGATCACCCAGGGCGATCTATCACCTATCACAAAAGAAAGCCGGATCCCAGAAGCAGCAACCATGCTCGAGAACATTCAACGCGCACAATTGATTTATGGAGTGCCCGAGCACGTGACTGTAAACCGAGTGATTCAACAAAAGGGATGGATTGACGGACTTCCGGAACGCCACATTGCAGCCGTAATCGATTCGAAAGATGATCACACGGTAACGGTGAAGTTTTACGTAGACGACGGAGTTTGGCGACACGTCAACGATCAAATCAAAGCCGGCGCGCAACCGGTTGAAATGATCACATTCACGCCGACAAGCTGGACCCTGGCAACCGGAGACGGCGCCGAACTGGACCGCGGCACGATCGAAAAATACAGCCGTTAAATTTTCCCGAGGAGCCGGACGAACCTGCCCGGCCCTCTTTTTTAAATGAAACGGTCATTCGCAATCGCGCTGCTTATGTGCGGAGCCGCATCAGTGCTGCTCGCAGAATCAGACTACCCAATTCCATTCTGCGCAAGATTGATCTTATTTCCCGCCGGTTTTGCCTTTGTTTTGGCATCTAGTTACTTAGGCGTATTCGATAAATGAAATTCTTTGTGGGACTTCATCAGCCATCGGATGCGCGCCACTTCGAAACCGCTTTTATATCCGTTGGCCGGTTGCGCCGATTGAAACGCACCCGTTTGAAAGTGCGTCAATGGATTATGGACAGTCAGGCTTTTACCACGATTCGGACTTATGGCGGATATCCGCATCCGGTTGAGGAGTACGCCGCGGAAATCGCCAGGTGGAAGCACAACGGGCAGCTCTTAGCCGCAGTCTCGCAAGATTATATGTGTGAGCCGGTAATGCTCGAAAAAACCGGTTTAACCATCGAGGACCATCAAAAGCTTACGATCGAGCGATACGATGCCCTGTTGAAATGCAATACCGGCGTTTACATCATGCCCGTTTTGCAAGGCTACTCGCCGGCCGATTACGCTAGGCATATTGATCAGTACGGAGATCGACTCGCCCGCGGAATGTGGGTAGGCGTAGGCTCAATCTGCAAGCGCAACAGTTCGCCTCAATCAATCATTGAGGTACTGTCTACCATCAAAGAGAAACGGCCGGATCTTCGCTTGCACGGTTTCGGATTGAAACTCACCGCGCTATCGGATCCGCGAGTCAGATCCCTACTCGAAACGGCCGATTCTATGGCGTGGAGTTTTTCAGCCAGAAAACAAGGCAGGAACGCAAACGACTGGAAAGAGGCGCGCAGGTTCGCGAATAAAATCAATCCAGCCACAACCACAAAGCCAGAGCTCCCACCGCTACGACGCCAAGCACCAACCCCGGCGACAAGGAAACATTCGCCGCCAGATCCCCAGGCGTAAAAGTCAGATCTGTATTGACGGGCAGTGGCGCCGCTTGCTGTGCCGCCCCAGAAGAAGAACCAAACAGGCCCGCGGCATATCGGCCCGCGGCCGTCAGAACTTTCGAAACGTAGCCGGCGACTTCGCCAGGAATCGAGTTGTTAGCGTCGACGTTGCCCGGCCCCCAATTGTAGGCAGCCAGAGCCTTGCTCCAATCGCCGTATTTCGCATAAAGCTGTTTCAAATAACTGATTCCGCCCTGAATGTTGCCGTTTACGTCCGTAGGATCCACGCCCAGGCCCGCGGCCGTCGCCGGCATGAGCTGAAACACCCCGAGCGCGCCGGCCGAACTGGTGACAACCTGGCCGTTTGGTTGCCATTGCGATATTCCGCTTTCCGTTTGCGCGACACCGAGCGCGATATCAGGCGGAACCCCCTGGAGAACCGCTTGCTGATAAATCAAATCGCGGATGTTAATTGCGCCCATAGGCTTACGGTTTTATTGCCAAAATTTCGCACCGACAGCCGTTGTTATTCGTGCTGTACGTGCAGGATCCGCCGGCTGTGGACCCGAATGCTCCCATGCCGTCAGATTCAAAATAGATGACACGCCCGCTTTGACTGAAACCCGCTATCGATTGATCACATTGCGGCCGCGATGTTCCCACCAGGCCAGAGCTAAAAGTATGAGCCGGCCGGCGTACCGTCCCGCCAGGCGCCGGCCCACCGACGCCGATGATGCTTACTAGATTGACCTCATTTTCATAAGCACAGGTGAAAGGCGCCGACGGTGTGCCCGTTTCGCCGGCCGTGTTGTAAGAAGTTTCGAAATAGTAGCCAGTGTCCGCCGGATCCATATTGTTTAGCCCATCATGCGAAAGATAGGCGCCCGTAGTGGAACACGTTGGCAGATTGCCCTTTAAATTTGTTGGCGGATTCGGAGATCCGGCAATAGGCCGCACCGTCTCTTGAAATGTTTGAGCTCCGGATGCGTTTGTCATGTGAGAGAACGCCATCGAGCCGTGACCGCTACACTTCCCGTTATTATTCGCATCGCAGGAAATGGCAACCGACGTTGTGCCAACCTGCCAGATGTAAGGCGTAGAATTCGCCGTCACGGTGCAATCCGTTCCGAAAACGCCGTGATTGCGCGTGCAGTATTCAAACCCGACGCGAGCATAGGCGCCGTCTAAGGAAATCGAAACACCGTGAATTGTGCCGGTATCAAGCAAAGGCACCGTGCCCGACCAGGAGCCATCCACTACAACCCCGCCGACAATCTGCCAATCTCCCGTCACCGTGCGTGTGTTCGTTTGCCACCGCACGCAGCCATGCCCGGCCATGTACGCAACGACATCCGTACCGGAATTTTGCCCGCTAGGAATATCGGCCGTACACGACGTTGCGCAGGAGGAAGGCGTATAAGGTTCGGTTAGAGTAATCGTGTTCGTTGTGTTCGACGCAATGAAATAGCAGTTGGCGCCGGTGTTTGTACTGCAAAGAGCTCCATTCAAGGTGATGCGCGCCAGGAGCAAAGAGCCATCCGTAGGCAGAGCGGCGCCGGTCCACGTGACCGCGGTTGAGTTGGTCGCAACCGTTGCCGTGCCCGTCAGATGAGGCACGCGCGAAAATCCGACCGTCATAATCGTATCGGCCGGAAGCTTCGATTTTCCGAGTTGGCTAGTCCATTGGACGGTGTAGCCAGTGGGCAAACAGTTCGCGCTAGTGGTTCCCCAGGATCCCGATTGACCTTGAATAAAATTGAAAATCTTAGTGGGAGCTGGAATCCCAGAGCCCCCGGTTGCGCCCGTAAAATCGTATGTGTCCAATTCCGCGGCCGGCGCCCCGGTTGCGTTGCCGTTCAGGGCGTAAAGCAGGTTAGGCGTGGAGGAGTTGAAAGCGAAATTCAGGCTTGAAGGCGCAACCGTGCTAGTGTTCAAGAACCGGCCCACCTTAGTCAGTGCCATTGTGCCGTTCACGTCCAACAGATACATGCAATTGATTCCGCCGGTTGCGCCGAACCACACGAGCCGGTCATCAGTGCTCGAGTGGTTCTCATCTTCCGCTTGACTCACCGAAACAATCGCATCAGGAAACCCGCTTGTCGCGCAATTGTTATCAAGATTGGTCAGCCGGTAAATCGTGGTAGGCGTCCCATATTCGTTAGTCGTGACCGAGGTACCCGAGGCGCCGTGTAAAGGATCTCCCCAGGTCGGAAGCACGCTAGGCAGTTGCACAACCGCATTCGAAGTTGTGGAACACAGATAGAACGGCGGCCCGCAAAGGTTCCCGAAATTGTAAGTAAAAGTGCCGGTACCGGCGCCCGTTCCCATCTGGAAACCGCCGTTGACCTTGAGCGTAAAGCCCTGATTCGCAGAGCCCCCGGTATTTGTCGCCGTAAACGTAAGGCTAGTGCTGCCCGTTGCGCTTGGAGTGCCGGAAAGAGTTGCCGAGCCGTTCAGGTTGTCCACAAAAGTGATTCCGCCAGGCAACGCGCCGGTTTCGGTGAATGTGGGAATAGGAAAGCCCGTAGCCGCGACAACAAAACTCCCGAAAATTCCCTTGGTGAAAGTGACGGAGTTTGCGGTTGTGAAAACCGGCGCCGTGATAGATCCCGAAAGGAACGCGGACGCGGATGCCTGATATTGCGCAGCGTAAGAAGACGGATAGAGAGGCGAGCAATGCGAGTTTGAATAATTCGGATCCAGCATGCGCAGGACATCGCACGAGTAGGTTTCCGACTGATTCATTTTGTACTGAGCCCCTACCGGCCAGTTGCCAGGGTAGCCGGCGGGAGGCGGGAAAACCGTAGGATTATCGATACAGCCAGGATCCGGCGCCATTGCGCCAGTGACGCCGGCCGAACTGCAAGAACCGTTAGAGCAAGTACCGATGCGACACGTACCGGGCGAGCTGCCCGGCGTGCTCTCTTGTGTCGTTTGCAGATCGTTCAGCGGGAAATAGGTGTTAGGTTGCGCCGCGTTATAGGTGTTGAAGATCCCCGCCCAATCGCCACCGTGATAAAGAGCTCCGGCCGGCGGGAGCCCGCCCCCATACGTCACCGTCCCGCAAGACGCCGGCGGCGTGGCCGTTGCGTAGCATTGCAGCGTGTATGCGTGATTCGTCCCGAGCGCGTTGTTATCAAAACCGATGTTGTTCGCATTCGCATAGGCCGCGGTAATGGTCGGAGTTGTGTTCAGATTGGCATTGCAACTAAAACCGTTGAGCCCGCACAAGGAAGAAGAAATCCCCGGTTGCTGGTTAACCGTGAGCTGTCCGCCCATGAAAGAGTAGAACTCTTTTTCGTAAGAGTTATACATTTTGGTTGCGAGCGCGCCGGCGCATGTTGTCGTTGCACTCCCGCACGGCCACGATGTGATGTTGTCTTGATTCGACTCGCCCTGCTTTGTCAGGCCCACGCGAAAATATCCAACCGCGGGATTACCGGACGCCGTTTGATAGTGGTCTCCAAGCTTCGCAAACATTCGTTCGCGGCCGAGGCGCATGACCTGATTCCAGGGGACCGGCAATTGATGGGAAAGAATTGCCGCGGTTGCGTTTTGCGTGTTGATATCGAGCCGATGCGCGCCAAACGTGCACGCGGTAAACGTTCCGTTAGGCTGCCCGTTGCAGGTACCGCCCGGCGTAATGTTTAGAGTGTCAGGCCCGCGCGCCGAGTGCGCCAGGCCGGAATAAGAAACCGTCCAAGGTGCAGAGCTGCTTATAGCCGTGACCGCGCATCCCGCCGTGCAGATGTAGGCCGGTATCGATACATTTTTGACGACAAGATTTTGACCGATAGGATAAGTTGGCGGATTCGTAACCGTGACCGTCGCCACCCCGCCGGCCGTGATACTAGCCGTGCCCGATATCTCGAGCTGGTAACAATCGTATTGAGTGTTTCCGGTTGATTGCGAATCGCAAAAGAACTCGAGAGGCGGCGCATGCGTCCCGTTAGGATCTATAACCCATTGCCCTTGATTGCTTCCCGTCCCGTCATTGCAGGGAGAAGTGAGAGCCGCAAAACACGCCGGTTTCGCGCCGTTTGTCGTTAAACACCGAATATCGTTTGTGTCGGTATTGGTGCAAGATGTCTTTTGCATCTGCCACCAGTGCCCACTATCGAAGATGTACGAGCCAGGAAGATAAAAAGTATTCGATTGCCAGGTTAGAGCCGGATCGTTTGTTGCGCAATCAAACTGCAACCCATCGGCCCAAGCTTGAGTGCCGTAATACTGTGGAGTTGCGGAGTTGTTCAGGTAAGACGCGCCGGAAAAAATGATGTTGTTTCCATAGCCCAGGCCGGCGACCGTCGACATAATTGCATCAATCGAATTCGCTCCGCTGAAAACCAGGTTCGGGCACGACGTACCGTGATCAAAATAGGTTGCGTTAGGTCCGGAACAGCCCGCGGCATTCGTACAGCCCAGATTGAAAGTGTGAGTCATGCCGGACACATACGCGATGTTGGCCGGATTGTTAAATAGCCCGGTTGCCGGACAGCCGGCGCCGGCGGCCGTGAAGTAATGGCAATAGTCCGTGCTCGAGGGATTCAGCGGACCCGAGAAAACCCAAATGCCATTGTTAGGATGAAAGCCGGAATAGAGCGGCCCAGGATCCGAACCCGGCGGCCCTGGCACAAGTGCATTCGCCTCGTTTGAAAAAGCGTAAGGAGTGACGCCACTGCCCGCAGTGGCCGGATACATCGCCCCGTAGTCATTCCCCATTTCCCAACCGGCCGCAACGTAAAAATAGCGCCGGTCCTTCTCACCCGAGTAATCATCGAAACTGCAACACGCAAGATTGTTAGCGAGCTCGAAATACGGGCACGGATCCGATTGCCCGCCGCAAGTATCATGCCCCGAGACTGTGCTTCGCCAAATCGCGTAACCGGAAGGAGGATTAGACGCCGGCGCATTCCAGGTTAAATGCACGTGCGTATAAGTTTGACCGATCGCCGCCGGCGCAAACAAAAAAGCAAAAACTAAAATTCCATATCCCGCACGTTTCGCAAATGCCATATTGTGAGCTCGACCCGATTCCAAACGCCCGTTTTGTCAAAAATGGTTTTCAGTTGTTTCCGCACCATGTTCAACGTTGAACCGATCTCCGCAGCTACTTCCCGATTGGTTAACCCCGAGGCAACCGCCTCCACAATCTTCCGTTCGAAATTCGTTAACGTTCTACTGCCGTAGAGATCCCGCATTCTTTCTCGTAAAACAGTTTTGCCGCCAGTTTCACCCGTTGAATTCCGCCCGCTGAAATCTTGTAAGCCTTAAAAAGTTGATTCATTCTCGCTTTTACGGTCCGGACCTTTACGCCGGTTTTTTCCGCTATTTCCGCATTGGATAAACCTTGCAGCACAAAATCCGCCGTCTGTTTTAATTCGGGACTCATGGCAAAATGTGAAGCACAACGAGCGGCAACGAAGTGCTTAAAGTTGTGTTACCGGTACCGGATCCCGCCATTCCGGTAAACGTGCCCGATGTCGCAATCACAACGCCGATCGTCGTGCTCAGTGTCCCGCATGCGCTGGTTCCGTTGTCGTGCCCCTGGCCGTCAGTAGTCGTGCCCATGCAAACAACGTCGCCAATCGTCGCCGTGTTATCAAGCTTGACCGGAACCATGCCATTGAAAACGAGCCCGATGGGATTCGTTGTACTCATGGCAATGCCGAGGACGGTTGCGGCCGGTCCGGTGTGGGAGCAATCCGTTACCGTAAACGCCGTGGTAGTAGAACAGACGATATCGCCGGCGGCCGCAATTGCGGATCCTTTGAGTGCGCCCATCCCGACCTGAGCGCCACCCTCGAGAGCTGCCCCGTTAGGTGTGGCATTCGTGAGCTCACCGCCGCGCAAGATGGCAAAGCCCGCGCGTATTGCCGAGCCGGTACCGTTATCGTCCTGGCCCTGGACTATGACGCCACCAACAAGCCCGTTAGTGCTCGAGGTACACGACGTCAGAGCATCGCCACCGCAAAGAGTTATATTCGACGTTGCCAGGAGACCGCCGAAGTTTGCGCCAGCGATTGCAATATCGCCGCCCTTATCAATCACCGCTTTTTGTGCACTGCTGGCCGAGAAATCCGCCAACAAGGAAGCCGCGCCCGATGCATTGTTAGTGGGATTGACCAGCAACGCCGCATCGACTACGCCGGTTGTGTTCCACGTGGGAGCAATCACCAAAGCCGATAAAGTTTGAGATCCGCTCAAAGAATTCGCCACCGTCAGAGGCGTGACGGTTGAGCCGGCGGCCGTGCTGATTGAAAGAATGTTGGCGCCGGTTGCCGTGCCCGCGGCCGATTCACTTAGCGTTAAAAAGTTTGTCGAATTCGTTGTTAACTGACTTTGCCAGGTTTGCGGATTGTTGCCGTTAGAAATCGAATTCGAGGCAGTTGCGGCCGTAAGAGAAGAAAGAGCCGCGCCCACCGATGCACTTGAAGCGATCGAGAAAGACGTTGCCGACGGTGTAAACGTGATATTGGAGCCGGCCGTTAGTGGCGCCTCGCCCACGTAGTTCGTTGCCGTCGCAGAATCGGCATAGACCGGCAAGAGCCGGAAAGAGTTGAGTGTAGGAACACTCCCACCGCCGAACCATGTCATTGACGCGCCGAGCACGATCGTCGCGACGGATGACCCCGTAGTGACGATGCGAACGTTAAAAGTGTTCGACGGTTGCGGATTCGGCAGAGTGTAAGAGCATGCAGATCCGCAGTTCATCACCACAAGCTTTCCGCTGTCGGAAGTGCTTGCCACTTGTGAAGATGTATA